CGACGAGCACCAGCGGACGGCCGAGGCGATCACCCGCGAGGCCGCCCAGTCCGCCGGATACTCCGCGCAGACATTCGGCCTCGACGGGGGCGGACAGCCCATCACGGCCACCGAATCCGACTCCCGCGACCAACGATCCATGGTCACCCGGAAGAAGAAAGCCGGATATTGGCGGGGCGCCCTCGCCGACTTCCTACACGCCCTGTTGCTCCTCGACGCAAAGCAGTTCGGGAGCCGGATCACACCGGCCCGCCCGACCGTCGAGTTCGGCGACGGTGTGGCCGAGTCGGAGCAGCAGACCGCAACGACCCTCGACCTACTCAACCGCGCCGGCGCTGTATCCGCGGCGACCAAGGTCAAGATCCTGCACCCCGAGTGGGACGACACGGCCGTACAAGCCGAGGTTGCGGCGATCCTCGCGGAGACCGGAGCCGCCGCACCCGACCCCGTAGGGAGTTTTCCCCTCAGTTGAGCGTGTCTTCCCAATGCTTTGCCTCGGGGTCCCACCGATAGATCATCAGCCCGGCGTCAGTGTCGCCCACCATGTGCCAACCGTCGTCGTACATGAGCATGGGATCGGCCGAACTGGGCGGATCTGCCGTGAGGACATCGGGGAGTTGGGCAAGGGCTTCGGCCGGCATATTGATTGACATCTGAACTCGTCGCCCGCCGTTTGCCAACAGGTAGAAGTGACCGGGCGCCGGTCGCGGCGACTGCGGCGCGGCCTCCACCTGCCGGCGGAGGAATCGACGTACCGCCCGCCGCGTACGGCCATCCAGCGTGCCCGCCAGTTGGTTACCGAAGTGGGTTGCGACCGCAGCCAAGAAGGGAGCCGCAGCCAAGGCAAAGCCTGTCTCCGCTCTGTCGCCCATAACGTCCCCCCTTCATCAGATCGAGCATGACAGCACAACGCAGCAGACAGCACGCGAACGGGGGGAACCGATGCCCATTCACCCTGGGATGGTCGAAGACCTCGCCGCCCACACGCGCGACCTGTACGCAGACGCCGAGGCCCGCCTGTTGGGCATCATCGCCCGACAGTTGGCCGACGGCCTCGACGCCCCAGGGTGGGTCGAGCGGAAACTCGCCGCCGTGCAGCGGGTACGCCGCGCATCCGGGGCCGTCGTCGACGAGCTCGGCAAGGCCACGTCGTTGGAAGTGTTCGACGCCGTGGCCGAGGCGTACAACACCGGGCACCGTGCCGCCGTCGCCGAGCTCGGCGTCCTCGACCCCCACGGAGTGCGCCACCTCGACGACGTGTTGCCGAACGCGCAGGCAGTCGACCGCCTCGCCGCCGAAACCGTCGACCTACTCACCGAGCGGCACCGCAGCATTCTGCGCGCCGTCGACGACGGATACCGCGCCATCGTCGCCGAGGTGACCGCCACGCCCCTACTCGGCACCGGCACCCGCCGCCAGGCCACCCAAGACGCCATGACGCGTTTCGCGGACCGCGGCATCAGCAGTTTCACGGACCGCGCCGGCCGCCGTTGGCAGCTCACCTCTTACGCGGAAATGGCCGTCCGTACGTCCGTGGGGCGTGCGGCGACCGAGGCGCACATGCGCACCCTCGGAGACGCGGGCGTAGACCTGGTGATCGTGTCCAACGCCCCGCGCGAGTGCCCGCTCTGCCGCCCATGGGAAGGCAAGATCCTCTCGATTGGCGGGGGCGGGGCGCGCACGGTCGAGGTCGAGCACGCCATCGACGACGGCCGCATGATCCGCGTGGACGTCGCCGGAAGCCTCGACGAGGCCCGCCGCTCAGGGTTGCAGCACCCCAACTGTCGGCACTCCGTGTCCGCATACACGCCCGGTATCACTCGCGCCGACCAGGCCGAGCCGGACCCGGAAGGGTACGAGGCAGGACAGCGGCAACGCGCCATCGAGCGGAACATCCGCAAGCACAAGAACCGCGCCGCCGCAGCCGTCACCCCCGAAGCCAAGCAGGCCGCGAACGCCAAGGTGCGCCAGTGGCAAGGCGCCATGCGCGACCACCTGAACGCGCACCCCGACTTGCGCCGCAACCCCAAGCGCGAGCAGCCCGGAGCATCGAACCTTCCCGCACCGTCCCGCACGATCCCCGACGAGGCGCAGCAGGCCGCACGCATCCGTTCCGGCGACCACCTCACCCCGAGCGAGATGACCGACGACCAGCTCAGCGCCGCGATGCGGCACGGCGAGTTGACCGAACGCGACCGCGCCCGCATCGAGACCGAGGCGGACCGCCGCGACCGACAGGCCCTGTTGGACCGCGCCGCCCCGGGCGGACGGCTCACAGACGACCTGCTCGGCCTGTCGGACGACGAGCTCGGCCGCGTGTTCGGCGACCTCGACGACCGCGACGCACTGCGCGTCATGTCCGAGCTGGACCGCCGCGACCGCGCCGGACAGCTCCCCGGCGTACGCCGCGACCTTGTGGGCCTCTCGGACGACGAGCTCGCCAGCCGCTACCGCAACGCACCCAACGACCATGCAGGACTCGCCGAGGAGGCCGCACGCCGCGACCTGCTCGCCGAGCACTTCCCCGGCGGTGAGCTCGCCGCCGACCTCACCCAGACGTCAGACGACGCGCTCGGGTGGTGCATGCAGTACGCCGACAGCGGCGAAATCCTCCGCATCGCCGACGAGATGGACCGCCGCGACGCCGTGGCCATGCCCGCGCCCGCGGCGACCGGTGACGCCGTCCTCGACCTGCTCGCCGACCGGAACGCCCTCGCCGACGCCATGGACCCCGCACCCGATCCGGACGGGTGGGGCGCCCTCGCCGACGATGCCGCATTCGCCACCCAGTTGGCCGAGGCGGTCGCCCGCCAGTCCGCCCGCGATGCCGCCATGGCCGAGGGCGCAGCGCCCGTGATCACCCGCGCCGCCGCCCGCGCCATGTACGACGAATACGTGTACCGGCAGTACCTCCAGGCCGAGGACGACCTACGGGGCGTACTGCTCAACAAGAGGGCCGAGGTCGCGGGCAGGGCGCCTATCACCCTGTTCAGCGGTCCCGCGCGTATCGCCCATGCGCACGCGTCGGACGAGTTGAAGGAGTGGTGGGCCGAACACGGCCGGTTGACTCAGGCCGAGTTCATCGAGAAAGCCACCGGCCAAGAGCAGCGTTGGGCATCCGGGGCCCGCAAGAATGAATCGGACCACCAGAACCGACGCTGAGACACGGGGGCAACGACATGGGTACACGGCAGGACATCGCGCAAGCGATCCAGCAAGGGCAGGAAGCCGGCAGGACCGGCGAGCCGCCCACCGTGTGCCCGTACGGCGCCGCCGACATCCTGCGCACCGCGTGGATACGCGGGTACGCGCAGACCGCGCCGTCCCCGACACAGGGCGACGACGCGTAGCACCCGTTCCACCACACACCGAAGGGCCCGCCAGGTGCGGGCCCTTTTCCGTGTGCCCGTTTCCGGCCCGCCAGGTGCGGACCGGCCGAGTCTCCCCAGGAGGGCGACACCATGAGCGACACCGCTACCCCCGCCGCCGGAACCGGCACGGAAGGCGCCCCCGCCGGCGCCCCCGCCACGCCGGCCGCACCGGCGACCCCCGCCGCACCGGCCACGCCCGCAACCCCCGCAGCCCCCGCCGCCCCCGCGACGCCGGCCGCGCCGCAGGGCGAGGACACCGCCGCACAGATCGCGCGACTTACCTCCGAGCTCGCCGCCGCGCGCGCCGAGGCCGGTAAGACCCGCGTGACCGCCAAGCAGACGGCCGCCGACCAAGCCCGCGCCGACCTCGCCAAGCAGGTCATGAGCCTGCTCGACCCGAACGCGGCACAGGAACAGGCCACCCCCGAGCAGCTCGTCGAGCGGCTCACCGAGCAGCAGGCCCGCGCCCGCAACGCCGAAATGCGCCTCGCCGTATTCGGCGCCGCCGCCGCGGCCGGCGCCGACCCGCAGGCCCTCAACGACTCGGTCACTTTCCGCGACTCCCTCGCCAACATCGACCCGACCGACACCGCCGCCGTCACGGCCGCCATCACGGCCGCCGTCGCCGCGAACCCGCGCCTTGCCGCACAGCTCCCCACCGGGCCCGCCCGGGGCGGAGTCGAGTTCGGGGGCACCCCCGGCGGCGAGGTCACCCGCGAGCAGTTCGCCGCCATGGACTACCGCGCGCGCACCGCGCTGTACCAGTCCGACCCCGACACGTACCGGCGCCTCGCCGGATAAGCCCGGCGCCCGCCGGGCCCCATCAACGCCCGGCACCGCGCCGGCAGATAAGGAGCAGGCATCATGCCTCAGACCACCGCAGCCCAGATGATCGTTCCCGAGGTGTGGGGCGACATGGCGCAGGCCGCCTTCACCGGACAGGTCCGCGTTGCCGGATCGTCCGCCGTCGTCGAGGACAACACCCTCGAAGGCGCGCCCGGCAGCACCGTGCACTTCCCGAAGTGGGGCGCCCTCGCCGACCTCGACGACCTCACCGAGGGCACGCCGATGACCACGGCGCAGATGGCTACCTCGAACAGCACGGCCACCATCAAGGAGGCCGGTAAGGCCGTCGAGATCACCGACAAGGCGCGTCTCGTGTCGCTCGGCGACCCGGAGGCCGAGGCCCGCCGCCAGTTCGGCATTCTCGCCGCGCGCAAGGTCGACGCGGCGCTGATCGCGCAGGCGCAGGCCGACGAGACCGCGCAGGGTGGCAGCACCCCGTTCACGTTCACCATCGCGGCTGGTGGCGGAAAGACCAAGCTCACGTGGCTTGACTACATCGTTCCGTCCATCGGTCAGTTCGGCGACGAGTGGGAGCCGTCCGACTTCGCTGGTCTGTGGATCAACTCCGCCCAGCTCGGCGACATCTTCAGTGACTCCCAGTTCATCAACGCCGCCACCCTGGGAGCCAACGGGACCCCGGTCACGACCGGCCAGGTCGGCGAGATCGCGGGCGTGCCCGTGCTCGTCACGAACCGTCTCGCCGCGAAGAAGTTCCTTCTCATGAAGAAGGGCGCGCTCGGTCTGCTCTACAAGCGCCGCCCGCTGGTCGAGTCGGACCGCGACATCCTCGCCCGCTCGACCGTCGTCACCACGACCATGCACTACGCCGTCAAGCGCCTCGACGACCGCGCCGTGTGCGTCGGCACGATCCCCGCGACCTGATCGGACGCCACCCCACCAGCCCCAGGAAGGGAGGCGCCCGCATGATGCTGCGCCGACACCACAAGCGCGACGCCGACGAGGCGCCGCAGACCCCCGAGGACGGACCGGCCACCATGCCGCCGGACCCCGAGCCCGAGCCGGACCCCGAGCCGGACGCCCCGCAGGACACAAAGCCCGCGGGGCGTTCCGCTTCCCGCAAGAAGGGTGATGCCTGATGCCTCGTACCACCCTCACCGCGCAGACCGTCAGCGCGGCGACGCCGCGCGTACCGCTGACGTTCGGCCCCGTCGACGCCGTCAACGGCGTGCAGTGGCCCTACACCGGCCGCCGCCGACTGATCGTGAACAACGCCTCGGCCAGCCCGGTCACGGTCACCGTGCGCACCCGCACGCCGTTTGCCGTGGCGGGGCTCACCGTCCCCAACCGCATCGTCACGGTCGCCGCCGGAGCACTCGCGTTCATCATCGAATCCGCCGAGGCGCGCAACGCCACCGACGGAATGGTCTACGTGGACTTTTCCGCCGCGACGTCCGTCACCGCCGCCCTGATCGACGAGCAGTAAGGGGGAGGGCCGGTGGCGTACGCAACCGCGGCAGATCTTGCCGCATGGACCGGGAAACCGGCCCCGACCGACGCCGAGCGGCTGCTCGCCCGCGCGTCCGAGGACATCGACGCCGCCCTGTTGACGGCCGTCTACACCACGGACGACGCGGGCATGCCGACCGACCCGAACATCGTCGCCGCCCTTGCCGATGCGACATGCGCACACGTCGAGTACCAGCAGGCGAGCGGCGACGACGGCACCGGCGCCGCGGGCAAGTGGGGCAGCGTCTCACTCGGCCCGGTCAGTCTTTCCGGGCGCACCGATACCACCACCGCGCCGGGTGGCCTCGACCTCGCCCCGCGCGCGTGGCGGGCCCTGGCACGAGCAGGCCTTACCCCGGGGGTGGTGTGGTGACCGCGCTCCCCGCGTGGCTGCTGTGCCACACGATCACCATCGAGCCGTACCGCGGAAGCGGGGCGTATGGGCCTGTCTACGACGGGCCGGCCGCCGCGGCTGCACTGGTCGCCGAGACCGTCAAGCACGTCCGCGACTCGACGGGGGCCGTCGTCGTCTCGACCGCGCAGATTTACGCGGGCCCCGACCTCGATTGCCCCGTCGGGTCCCGCGTGATCCTTCCCGACGGGCGGATCACCAGGGCCCTCACTGTCGCCGCCCACACCGCGCCGGGGCTCCCCGTCCCGGAATCAACGGAGGTGTATTGCGAGTGAGCCGCGCGCAGATCAGATGGGACGGAGACGCCGCCCTCGCCCACATACGGGCCGCAGCCGTACGGGGC